CGCGACTTCATCGAATCCATCATCTTGGATACGGGGCTGATGGTCCGGGACAACGGAGCCTCCGACGACGTGCTGGACGAGTCGACGGGCGAACTGACTCCCAATGCCCCGACTGACGTCTACGAGGGCTCTGGGGCCGTGCAGGCGCTCCCTGCGAAGGGTTCCACGGTCGACATCGACACCCAAACAACTCCGGTGAGCTCGGAAACGACGTCGCGGCTGATGTTGCCTCTCGATTCCCCGAAGGACATCCGCATGGGCGACATTTGGGAAGTCCTCACCGTCAACCCCGATTCCGGTGACGTGCAGATGATCGGGGAGAAGTACGAGGTCACTGAGGTCCCCTCGCTGTCGGCCTACACCGTGGTCCGGTTTGTGTACCTGAAACCGGCCTGAGCCGATGCCCCCGCTCAACAGCCACCCGAATGCTCACCCCGGCTCCGGGGTGTACACGAACGCGCCGATCATCGCTGCCGAGCTCAACAAAGTCGGTGTGCGGGCTGGTGTCCGTTCGGTGGCTCTGGTGCGCCACTACTCGATGCTGCTCGAGACGAGGGTCAAGGCGAACGCGTCCGGCCGGCCCGGGCCGCGTGCGATCACCGGCGACTACCGCCGGTCGTGGACGACGACGATCAACTCTGTGAGGGGCTCGACGATCGGGACCGTCGGGACGAACAAACCACAAGGCCGGCGACTCGAATACGGGTTCGTCGGCGCCGACCGTGCTGGGCGCGTGTTCAACCAGCCACCGTTCCCACACCTGGGCCCGGCCGTAGATCAGATTCAACCGATGTTCGAGGACGCGATGAGCGAACTCGGCGGATGGGAGTGACATGGCTGAGACACCTCTGCCGCGCTTGCCAATGACCAAGGCGCTCAAAGCCCTACTGGCGACGGCCACGGGGAAACCGTGCGAGATCAGGACGATCCCGCGGCTATCGGATGGGACTGCGGTTGCGGCCCCGTTCACGATCCTCTACCCGCTTTGGTCGAATTACTCAGGCCCGGCGTTCCACGACATCCACGAGGACGTCGAGTGGAATTACCAAGCGTCTCTCGCTGCGTTGCGTGGCGATCAGATCGAGGTGTTCCACGACAAGATTGTGCGCGGAATCGTGGGCAAATCGTCGGACGGACAGCACCTGTTTGGTCTCGTCGTCGACGGGATGAAAGTGATGTCACGCGACATGGGCAACGAAAACGATGGTGGGTCATCACAGGAAGACACAAAAGCCGGTATCATCACACATGACATCAGGTTTTCGATCACAGTCACCCCGGAAGGGTAGAGACGCATGGCAGTCACGTTCGTCAAGATGAAGCACTCCAAGACCAACGGAACCACTGTGTTCCCGATTGCGTCTGTACCTCACTGGCAGGCGAAGGGTTGGGCGCTCGTCGACGAGTCTGTCGCGGCTGCTCCTGCCGACGAACCTGATGCCCCCGATGACACCCCGGCCGGCGACAAGGCCGACCAGGTGAGCGCCCCCAGCGCAGACGCGACCGCGAGCGGAGACGCGGACAGCAAGGTCGTCGAGAAGCCCGCCCGTGGTGGGCGTCGACCGAACTGACCACTCACCCAATGACCGGGCCGTGCCCGATTAGGAGGCTCCAATGAGCAAGAGATTCATCCGCCGTGGCGTATCAAAGTTCTACTTTGTGCCAGTCGTGGCCGACCTCGCAGTCGGTCCCACTCGCATCGAGCTCGAGGCTGGCGAAGACCTGACCAAGGCTCTTGCCGATCTTTCTGGCTGGATGCTGGAAAACGCGTCTGCGGCCACCCCCGACATGGGCTCCACGTTCGAGTCTTCGATCCCCGGCCTCGACTCGGCCGCGGACTCGTCGATGACGTTCTACGAGCCCGAGGAGACTCCCGAGGTTGGCGATGTCGACGTCGACATATTGCTCCCCAAGGGTGTCGTCGGGAACATCACCATCCTGCGCCGTGGCGACAAGCCCGGCTCTCCGTCGATGGACACCTTCCCGATCCGGGTTGGCTCCAAGGGCCCGGAGTATTCGGCCGGCAATGACCCGGCTCGAACGCTGGTCAACTTCGCCGTCACCGATGAGCCGTCGCTCGACAAGTCGGTCCCCGAGGCGACTGTGTGACCGACGGCGGTTAGCAGAATCCCACAACTGAATACGGGTGCTCAGCATCCACCCAGATCGACGAGGTTCCTCCGGCACCCACTGGCTATAACTCGTCGATCTGGGTGGGACACCACCAAATGAGGAGACACCTGATGAGCACCGAAACCGTGAAGAATCCGAACAGCGAAGTTGACGCTTGGGCTGCAAAGGTCGCCAAGCTCCGCGGTCGCAAGACTCTCGAACGTCCCGTTGTCTTCCACGACGACGACACCTCCGAAGCCGCCGAGCAGGCGCGTGTGGTCGCCGGACATGTCGAGGCTGCCGCCCGCAAGGTCGCTCAGGTCGCACTCGACATCAAGAACCCGATCGACCCGCTCGTCGTGGCCGCGGTCGACGAAGACCCCAACGTGATCGAAGCCCGCGCCGGTGTGGCTGCCGCCGAGAAGGCTCAGGCCGACGCCTCCACCAGCCTGCGGGTTCGTGGCCTGGGATCGGACCTGTACGAGGAGTTGCAGGGCGAGCACCCCCCGACTGACAAGCAGGCCAAGAACGGCGAGGAGTACAACGTGAAGACGTTCGCTCCGGCGCTGGTGTCGGCGTGCTGCACCGACCCGCTGACGGTCGAGTTCGCTGCCGAACTGCTCGGCACGATCTTGAACCAGGGCGAAGCCGCGGTCCTGTTCAACACCTGCATCGGTGTGAACCAGGGCGCACGAGTTTCTCTGGGAAAAGGCTAGAGGTCGACCCACAACTCCGAGCCGAGCTTGAGGTCTGCGAGACGTACCAAATCTCGCACTCTCATTACCTCGGCGGAGAGTCGCGCTGGACTCCCCTCGACCGGGCAAAAGCAGAGGAATACGCGACATGGAAAGCCGCGGCCTGTCACGGCTGCGGAACCCGCGCTGACGAATGGGACCCCAAGCAGGGAGGCGATCGTTTCGCGTTCGTCCCCGACACCTTCCGCTGCCCCGGTTGCGAGTTGAAGGAAATGGAACGGGACCAGATTCCCGAGGGCTCCAAAGGCATCAAGATCGGGCTCGTCCCCAACCCCGAACTCCTCGACCTCGATGAGCAGGTGGCGTGATGGATAACGGGAAAACACTTTACGTAAGGCTCGCCTCGAACGTCGCTTCGTTCAAGGGCGACATGGCTGTCGCTGCGACTTCTGTGGCCGCATTTGGATCCAAAGCCGACGCTCAGATGCTTCGCCTGCAGGGGTACGCGAAGACGAACCAACGGGAACTCCGCTCGCTGGGCAACGTCGCCGGCGTCGCGGGTGCTGCTGCGGCCCTTGGTATTGGCCTGGCTGTGAAGAAGTTCGCCGACTTCGATGAACAGATGTCGTCGGTGCAAGCCGCGACCCATGCCACGACCAACGAGATCGCCGCTCTGCGGGACGCGGCTATCACGTTGGGCGCTGACACCAAGTTCACCGCTGGCGAGGCCGCAGAGGGCATTGAGGAACTCGCGAAAGCGGGTGTCGCAACGACCGACGTTCTAAACGGCGGACTCAAGGGTGCGCTCGACCTCGCTTCGGCCGGACAGATCGAAGTTGGGGCCGCGGCCGAGATCGCTGCCACTGCGATGACTCAGTTCGAGATATCGGGCGAGAACATCCCCCACCTTGCCGACCTCCTCGCTGCCGGTGCTGGCAAAGCACAGGGTGGCGTCACAGAACTTGGCTCCGCGCTCGCTCAGGCCGGTCTGATCGCGAGCAACATGGGCTTGTCGATCGAGGACACGACTGGTTCGCTGGCCGCGTTCGCCGCCGCCGGGCTGATCGGTTCGGACGCAGGCACCTCATTCAAGACGATGATCCAACGGCTGCAGGCCCCGATCGGTCGCGGCGCGAAGGCCCTCGAGAAGTACGGAGTGACGGCGTACGACACGGAGGGCAAGTTCCTCGGTATCACGAACGTCGCGGGCCAGCTGCAGGACAAACTCGGCGGTCTGACTCAGGAAACTCGAGACGCTGCGCTCGCCCAGATGTTCGGCTCGGACGCGATCCGTGCCGCCACGGTGCTCTACAAGCAAGGCGAAGAAGGCATTCAGGGTTGGATCGACAAGACCAACGATTCCGGTTACGCCGCTGAGACTGCCCGCCTCAAGACGGACAACCTCGCTGGTGACGTCGAGCGTTTGGGTGGCGCTCTTGATTCACTGTTCATCGGTATGGGTGCTGGCGCTGACGGGCCTGCCCGCGAGTTCCTGCAAACCCTTGAGGGCTTGGTCGATGTCATCAACTTGGTTCCTGGTCCGGTCAAGTCGGCTGCGGTCGCGGGACTCGCGCTGACTGCTGTGTTCGGTGGAACGGTGTTCGCTGCGACCCGGCTGATCGGCGCTGTCGGTGCGACCCGACGGAACATGGTCCTGCTGCAGGCGTCCACATGGAGAACGGTCGCCGCGGTGTCGGCCCTGAACAAGGTCACGATGTTGAGGAACGCAGGCAAGGGCGCCGCGATGCTCGGTGGCCTGGCTGTCGCTTCCGGTGCTGCTGGCGACATGTTCGGCTACTCCAACACGGCCGCGTTTGCCCTGATGGGCACTATGGCCGGCCCAATGGGTATTGCCACCGGTGCGGCTGCCGGATTCATCTTGGATGTGGCTTCGGCGAACAACAGTCTCGCCGAGTCGTTCGAGAAGGCTCAGTCGTCCGCGACTGGTGCGTCGTCGTTCCAGGGCCAGATCGACGGCCTCCGCAAGATGCAAAAAGCGGCCGACGAGATGGACTTTGATCTTCTCTCCCCGACGGGAATGAAAGAGGGCCTCAAGGCTTGGGTCGGCATGGACAGCGTGTTCGAGTCGCAGGCGAAAAAGATCGAGAAGGTCACCCGCGCCACAGAGGAATACCAGTACGGCATTCAGGCGCTTGAAGATCAGACGGTCGGCGCTCGCGACGGCGTGAATGAACTGTTCGACCCTCAGCGGATGCAACAGTTCTCGGACCAGGCGGGACCCGTCCTCGATGAGCTCGGGCTGAAACTGGCTGACGTTCTTGCCGAGGGTTCTGACGGGGAAAACTGGTCGGTCGCGGTTGCTGCGATCAATGAGTGGAAGGCCGAAGCGGACACTGCGGCCGGCAAAGCGAAGGTGCTCGCTGGGTCTGTGGCTGGGCTCGACGACGAACTGCTCACCTCTGCCGATTCGTCGGGCAAGTTGGCTGCGGCGCTCGATGCCCTGTTCACGCCGGCGATGGATTACGACAAGGCTGTCATCGCTTGGCACGCCTCGCTGCGCGATCTCCGCAAGGAGTTGGGCTCTGGCACGAAGTCGCTCGACAAGCAGACGGAGGCCGGTGCTGAGAACGTCGAGGCCGTCATGTCGGGGGTCAATTCGCTGACGAAGCACATGGCTGCTGCCGCGGCTGCTGGCAAGTCGTCTGAGGAACTGGCCCGAATGATGTCGGACGGACGCCAGTCGATCCTCGATCAGGCTGAGGCTGTCGGGTTCAACGTCGACGCCGTGGATGCGCTGATTACCAAGTACGGGCTGACCCCCGAACTTGTCGAGACGATCATCAAGGCCAAGGATCAGGCGTCGTCGGTCATCAACGACGTGGGCACGAAGCTGCGCTTCCTGGACGGCAACGAGGCGACGGTCACGATCAAGACGGTCAGGCAGACGATCATCGAGTCGTTCAAGGTGCCGACGAAGAACGTCAAGAGTCGGTCGGTCGCGGACATGCTCAGCATGGACAAACAAGCCAACGGCGGTTTCTACCCGGAGCACATCCCCGCTGCTGCGAACGGGCTGTACAACGAGGCGCACATTCAGCGTGCGCAGGCGTACCGAACGATCCGGTATGCCGAGCCCGAGACGCAGGGCGAGTCGTTCATCCCGCACGCGATGTCGAAGCGTGGCAAGTCGACTCAGATTCTTGGGAAGACTGCCGCCCGGTTCGGGTATGACCTGTCTCCTCGCGGTGTCGAATCGGCACGCGGTGGCAAGAGCGTCGTCATCAACAACGGAGCGAATGCCCCGATGATCGGGAGCCTCAGTTTGCTGGCGAACTCGCGCGCCGAGGGTCAGGCAGCGATGGGTGGCGTCGACTACCAGATGCGAAAAATTATGCGCGGCGGAAGGTGGGCGACCCCATGAGCACGGTCGAACTTGCGGACTATCAGTACGAGCTGGGCGACGTTGTATTCGGCACCGGGACCGAGGTCTTTGTCGAGGGCGTCTCTGGGATCGGGACCGGCGACTTGCGTGGCAGG